CGCCGGGGCCACCTTGCGGCGGGCCAGCGGGGGCACCGGGGGGCATCCCGCCCTGCTTCTGGGCCGCCTGATTGGCCAGCGCCGTCCACCGTTCCTGCGCGGCGGCGATGATCTCAGGCGACAAGTCGTCTTGCAACAGGATCTGGCGCTCCAGCACGTCCTGGTGGATCGCCTCGTTGTCCTGCCACCGCAGCTCGGGGGGCGCGTAGCCCATCCGGATGGCTTCGGCCACCCGCATGGCGCGCGCTTCCTGGTCCTCGTCCGGCGTCCCCAAGTCCCGCGCCACGGCAAACATCTGCCGGCGGCGGTACTCCTTGAGGTCGATCACGCCCGTCTGCAACCAGTTGTCCAGCAGGTACATGCGGAACGCCATCGGCATCGGCATCATCGTGGCGGCGTCCACCTTCACGTCGGAGATGCCGTCAAAGTCCGTGGCCGATACCGCGCGCGCGAGGTCGGGACGACCCTTGCCCACGGCGCCCAGCGCCCGGGGCACGTCGTAGCCCCATGCCATGCCGGCCAGCGTCACCTTGGCCCAGTCCGTGAACGCCATCGCCAGCGCGTTGACGGCGGGACTGAACACGCGCTCCAGTTGCTCGCGCGAGGCGATGATGGCGCGGCCGGACTCGCCCGTGACCTGCCCGCGCGAAACGGCGTTCCAACCCGAGGCGTCCTCGAACGCGGTCTTTTCCAGCGCCAGCGCCTCCTTCACGTCCTGCCCGACGCTGAAGCCCTGCACCGGCTGGATCGTGTCGCTCATAGGGCCAGCGCCCCGGATTTCGATCATGGACGTGACCCCGCCCATGAACGTCTCGGTGGCGATGGCGTTGGGGCGCGTCAGGAAGCGCCCGCCCGCGTTGACGCGGATGTTCTCGACCCACTTGGAGAGCAGCGCGTTGACCCGCATCTGGTGGTCCAGCCACTGCTCCATCACGGGGCGCGGGAAGTACGACGGGTCGCTGGAGCCGTCGCGCACGGGGACGACGGGGATGACGCCCCACATCAGCCGGTCCGGCCCAAACACGACCTTGTCGCCTACCACGACCAGGTGCAGCCCCTCGGGGAGCGCGTCGGCGTGGGGCGCCACATAGACCGTGAACCGCTCGGTCACGTCCTCGTCGCGCAGCCGCTGCCCTTCCCCGATGGTTGTCTGGGTCAATACCCACGCGCCCAGCCCTTCCGACCCGTTGTAGGTCGGGGCGTTGCCTGTGGCCAGCGTGGTGTCGGCGGCGTCCAGCCCGGTCACGCCATAGCGAAACGCCGCCTCGGAACGCGAGATCACCTCCCGGATGATGACCCAGTACGGTGGGATGCTGGCGGTGGCGTTGGGCGCCACGCGCACCTGTTCGACCCGCAGCGTCTGCGTGACGAGGTCGCCCAGCGGCTTGCGCTCGCCCGGCTGGTCCCCCATCCGTTCGTCCCACGGCCCTCGGTCGGGGTCCCACCCTTGATGCCAGAAGGCCACGCCGTCCGTCTGCGCCCAGAACACGGCCTCCCGCCCAATCCGCATCATCTGCTGCTGTTCGTGCTGGTACTCCAGCGCCACTTGCTGCGCTTGGGCCTTGCGCCGGTCCTCGGGGTCTTGCGTGGTCGGCGTGACGCTGAATCCCGGACGCTGATCCATGATGATCTGCATCCGCTGGTCCAGCGCCTTGTCCACCATGTTGTACACCACGCGCGCGGCGTCACGCGGTCGGGCCGGTTCGCGCCACGGGCCCAGCCCGTTGGACGAGATCCACTGCTGCCCGGCGCGGAACAGGCGGTTGCGCTCGACCAGGTGCAGGTGCATCTGCACGGACTCGCGCCGCGATTCCCACAGCCCGCGCGTCCACGACGCCCAGGCGTCCATGTCGGACGCGGTGGCGGGGTCGGCCAGCGGAAAATCTGCGCCGTAGAGCGCTTTGCGGAGCGCGTTCAGGCGTTCGGCCTTGGTGCGGCCGTCCTTGTCCGGCGGGTTGGGCGCGACCTGCTCGTTGGGCGAGAGCGGGTTGGTGGACTCGCCCAGCGCCTCACGGATGATGGCATCCATGTCCACGCCCAGCGCCTCCTCGCCCTGCACGTCCCCAAGAGGGTCCATGAAGGGGTCGATGTTCGCGTCCAGCGGGGGCATGGTCATGCGGAACTCCGGTTAGTCGTCGATGCGGCCGATGCCAAACGCGGCTCGGACCCGGTTCCAGTCGCGCAGCTGCTCGTACCGCTCACGGATCGCCTTGATCGTGTCCTCCTGCGCCCACCCTTCGCTCTGCGTCATGGCGAGCGCCACCAGGTCCTCCGGGATCTCCACGTCGTCCACGGCGTCCGACGCTTCCGGTGCATGGCTTGGCGCGAATAGCTCCACCACCGCCGCCAACCGCCAGACGGCGTAGGCCGCCACAATGGCCCAGAGAACATGTGCGGCGTCAGACATGGGCACGACTCACCCGTCCGCGTCCGCCGGCTTCGGCGCGGGCTCCGGCAGCAGGCTGGCGTTGTATACCTCGCGGGCCGCAGTGATGCCAGCATCCGCCGTGGCAGCCTTGTACTGCGCCTTGTACGACAGCGCCGCGTTTGCCATCACGAACTGGCAGTACTCGGCATTCGTGGCAAACGGCCCCGGCGCGGGCTGGTCGGTGTCGATGGTGACGATCATGCGGCATCCTCCTTCGTGGTGTTGGTCTTCGTTTCGGCGTCGATGGCCGTCTGAATCTTGATGGCAAGGGGCAGCGCAACTTGTGCGGTCTGGAGCCCGCCGCTCTTGGTAGCGAGATCCAGCAGTCCGACGAGGGCCTGCGCTTCAGTAACGGTGAGGTCGAGGGTCATGGGTTAGTTGTTGGTGGTCTTGGCGTGGATGTAATAGATGGTGCCGCCAATGTCTACTTCGATGGTGCGGTTCGGAGAGGTTGGCGATACGGTTGCGACAGTGCCCAGTTTCCACTCTGCTGCGGTGCCACCAGACGGTGCGCCCGTCTTGATCGTTTGCGCAAACTCCGCCTTCTGTCCGGTGGTAAGCGTCAGTGCGGTGGTGCCATCCGTTTGCAACTCCACGGCGCGAGCAGATCCTGTTCCCAGCTTTTCCGTGCCAATACGAAGCACGTTGGACGCCCACTCGAATTTGCCCCGCTCGTAATTGCTTGCGTCCGTGAACGTGTTGTACAGTCGGAACGTCTGCGCGGTAGTGCCGGTGCGAAGCGCCAGCACGCTCGCGGCGTCACGGAACAGCGTGACATCGAAAGCGGTGGTAACGGGACTGCCACTTGCCCACCCAAACGCAATGCCAGAAGCAAGGCGAGCAACCGTCGTGTTGAAAAAATTGACCGAGACCAAGTTCGAGCCAAAAAACCCAAACCCGTCTTGAGTTGGCCAGAAATCCACGCCACCACGAATAGTGGTAGATCCGGTGTCCTTGAAAATCAGCGCGTACTGACCGCCATGAAAGTTGATTTGCCCGGTGTTGTACACGGCAAACCGAGAAACTCCGCCGCGTTGAAGATCCAACAGAAACGAACCGTTAGCACTCGCGGTTTCGGTGACGTTGAGCTTGATGCCCGTGAACACAACGGCCGCGTTGTTCCACGTCTGCGTCAGGTTGAGGACGGGCGCGTCGGCGGTGATGGTGCCGCTCGCTGCTTGGAGACGTGCCACGATGCCGAGGCTTGTCGCAGCCGCTGCGATGTCAGCGCCGGTGATCTTGCGGTTGTCACCAGCGCGCGCGACGACGTACTCGTCGGTGGCCTGGGACGCGCCCCCGGCGGTGAGCGCGGAAATCTTGGTTGCGGGCATGGCTTACGTCTCCATAATCAGCACGTCGCTGTCGGTGCTGCCGGTTTCGAGTTGGATGCCGTCGTTGTTCTCCAGCAGCAGCGCCGTGGCCGGCAAGCCGCCGCCCCCCGTGGGAACGACAGCGCGGCGACGGCGGCGGCTGAGGCCGGCGGGGGCGGTCATGTGTTAGCCAGGGAGGCCGACGATGGTCAGCGTGGCCGTTCCGCTCGTCCACGCGGTGCTGGCGACCCGGACGGCGTTGGCCCCAACGACGTTGAAGAAAAACACGCCGGTCGCCGTCGTGGTCGTCGCCGCGGTGCCCGTGGTCACGCTGGTGGCCTGGACGGCGACGTAGTTGGTGCCGTCGATGGTCATCTCGAACTGCAGCGTCCCGCTGAACGTGCCGGTAACCTGCACGCCGACGCCGCCGTTGAAGAACTCGCGCCACGCCAGCGTGACGTTGGCCGCGTTCGCCGCGATGGTGCCTGTGATACTGTTGCGAAAACCTGGCATCGTGTCCTCACAGAAGGGGGAAAACGGGCCCGGAAGGAATCGAACCTTCAACCTCCGGTTTTGGAGACCGGCGCTCGGCCAGTTTGAGCCTCGAACCCATGCGGTGTTTCGTTCTAGCAGTCCCACTTCCGCAGACTCTTGTTGATCCGCGAGTTGGGGTCGTTGGCGGTCTTGGCGCTGGTCAGCTTGGCCTTCATGCCGGCCATTCGCTTGCAGAAGGCCACCCGGCGCTTGGCCTTGGCAGGGCTGGCGGCGGCTTCTTTGGCCGAGACGGGGGGCTTGATGTCCTTCCCCTCGGCGCGGAGCGAGGCGCGGCCGCGCGCGTTGAGGCCGCCGTCCGGGTTTTTCCCTGTTGCCCGCTGCCACGCCGGGGTGCTGGGCACTAGTCCTCCGCGTCCTCGTACTCGGCGTCCATCTCCTCGCCTTCCTCCTCCATCTCGCCCTCGTCCTCGGCCAGCTTGGCCTCCAGCTGGGCGATGCGGGCTTCGAGGCGGGCAATGATCTCGTCCTTGGACTTCGGGCGCTCACCGGGCATGGGCATGGGGCCTCCTTTGGCGCCTTTCTTGGGCATCCCGACCGCGATCATCACGGTCATGCCGGGGCCTTTGCCGGGCATCTTTTCGGTATTCGCGCCCTTTTTCCGCAGGATCGGGCGCTTTTTCGGCGGTTTGTTGAATTCCTTGGTCCGTTCCAGCACGGCGTCCATCCCGCGCTCCTTTTTCGTCCGGGGCTCCATCGGTTTGGGCATCGGCGCTACCATCCGGCAGGAAGTTGGGCGGCAAAGTCACCGGGGGCGGTGTGGGTGGCGGGTGCAGCCACCAGGTTCTCCCCCTCCTGCCGAAGATTAGGGTCGTCCCCGGTCGGTTGCCAAGGGGCAACCCCTTCCGGCGGCACCCCCTGCACCCGATCCCACCCGTGGAGGGCCAAAGCCAGCGCCATCACGCCGTCGTCGTGCAGCCCCGGCGGGGCCTCGTAGCGCACGCCGGAGGCGGTGTAGGTAAACTCGAACGCCTCCAGCTCGGCCTGCAGCGCCGCTTCGTGGTCCACCGCCCGGACCAGCAATTCCTTGTTCTGGAACGCGGCAATGAGGCGCTGCATGAGGCGCAGCTTGGACGGCTGGGTGAAGACGTGGGGGGTGATGACGGCGCCCATCTGCTGCAGGTCGCTGACGATGGCGTCTCCCACGCCGGTCGCGTCGGCCACGACGGGGATCTGGCCCACGATCTCCATGATCCGGGCCTTGGTCGCGGCCCAAGGCATCTGCCAGCGGTCGAGGGTCACCACGCGGCGCCAGGCGTCCATGCCGACCAGCCACGTCCAGTCCTGGCTGCGGGCCAGATCCAGCCCCCAGACGACCACGGGGCCCTGTTCGGCCCCCTTGGCGCCCTCGGTGAAGGCGTAGCGGACGGCGTCCAGGCCAAAGGGGTTGGCGCCATCGTCGGTCGGGATGCCCTCGAACTCCTGGGCAAAGACCTCGGGGGGGAGTTCGCGCCGGGCGATTTCGACTTCTTCGGCGGGGATGTAGGGGTTGTCCAGCGTGCGGGCGCGGAAGCTCTGCCAGTCGGGGTCCTCGCCGCTCAGGCCCCGGTTGAACAGGGTCACGAACCCGTGCCGGCGCCCTTTCGGCGTCCCCAGGATCAGCGCCTTCCCTGCCAGATCGACCAGCGTAGGGCGGATCGCGCCTCGTCGATCACCACCCGGGCGTATTTGCGGCCGCGCGCAGGGTCGGGTCCGTCCAGCGTCCAGACCTCGACCACCCCGCCGGTCACCAGTTCCAGGCGCTTGTCCTGCTCGTTCATCCGCGCCGACAGCGGCCCCAACCGGTCCACCACTTCGCGCCACGCCTCCAGCGCCACCTTGTACGACGGGGCAAACCACGCCACCGGCTCGCCCGCTATCCCCCCATCGCACAGCCAGCGCACCCCGCCCGCCGTCTTTCCCCATCGGCGGCCACACATCACAATCTTGAAGCGCGCCGGGTTCTCCACCACCTCCCGCTGCCCGGGATGCAGCTTGGCCAGCCGGACCTCTACCGCCTGGTCCCCGCCCGACCGCCCCCCTCGCTTCCCCGGCCGATGCGCCACAGTCTCCTGTACCCCTCTAGATGTCTCGTTAACGCGCTGACACGCTTACGGCTCGTTTACTCCTCGTAACGCTCACCGCGTTACTCGGGACGCTTACTCCTTTCCCGTTTCCCCCTCTAACTCTTGCTTGTTGCGAAGCAACCAGCAAGGACAAGCGGAGCAAAGCGAAGCGCGTCAGAGTAACCCGTTAACGAACTGCACCAGCGCCCCCCTCTTACTCCCCCCAACCTTCCGGCGCTGAGGGGAGTCTGTCAAGCCCTGCGCCCAAAAATGTTACACAAAACCGGCACCTTTGCCCGGAAACACAATGTCAGCCCATACCTCTGGGCGCAAACTCTCCAGTCCCTCTCCCGTGTCGGTCAGGGCCCCTTGACCTGCACCACAGGCTTGCTGCTTGGCGCGATGCTGCCCACCACCGCCCGCTCCAGCGCCGCACTCTCC